CTGCATGATGAGCCGAATCCGGAGATGACGAGCTTTGTTTTCAGGGAGACGCTGATGACGCACCTGCTTTTATATGGCAATGCGTTTTCGCAGATTATCAGGAATGGCAAGGGTGAGATTGTGGGGCTGTATCCGCTGATGCCGGACAGGATGAATGTTGACAGGGATGAAAGCGGGTATCTCTACTATGAGTACACGGTTTATGATGCGGATGATGTTGCCGGGCGTGGAAGTACCGGGGCGAAGGCTGAGGGAAAGACGGTGCGGCTTAGTCCGTATGATGTGCTGCATATTCCGGGGCTTGGATTTGACGGTCTGGTCGGGTATTCGCCTATTGCGATGGCGAAGAATGCGATCGGGATGGCGATTGCCTGTGAAGAGTATGGGGCAAAGTTTTTTGCGAACGGCGCGGCACCTTCAGGTGTGCTGGAGCATCCGGGAACGTTGAAGGACCCAGGAAGGGTGCGTGAGAGCTGGCAGGCAACTTTTGGAGGCAGTTCTAATGCGCAGAAGGTGGCGGTTTTGGAAGAGGGGATGAAGTATACCCCGATTTCCATTTCACCGGAGCAGGCACAGTTTTTGGAGACGAGGAAGTTCCAGATTGATGAGATTGCGAGGATTTTCCGTGTGCCGCCGCACATGATTGGAGACCTGGAGAAGTCAAGCTTTAATAATATTGAGCAGCAGTCGCTGGAGTTTGTGAAGTATACGCTTGACCCGTGGGTGAGCCGCTGGGAGCAGGCTATGTCGAGGGCACTTTTGACGCCGGAGGAAAAGAGAAAATATTTCTTTAAGTTCAATGTGGACGGGCTTCTGCGGGGTGATTACCAGAGCAGGATGCAGGGATACGCGACGGCAAGACAGAATGGATGGATGTCGGCAAATGACATACGGGAGCTTGAAAATCTGGATAAGATCCCGGCTGAGGATGGTGGCGACCTGTATCTGGTGAATGGAAATATGATACCGATTGTGATGGCGGGGAAAGAGAAGGAGGATAAAATTCGATGAGGAATAAGAAGTTTTGGAAGTGGACGAACCGGGCGGTTCCGAGGGCGTCTAACCAGGATGGTGAAGGACAGGAACCGGAGACGGTGGAGCGGGTGCTGACGCTGAATGGTACGATTGCCGAGGATTCGTGGTTTGACGATGATGTGACACCGCAGATGTTTAAGGATGAACTGAATGCCGGGAGCGGTGATGTTACGGTATGGATTAACAGTCCGGGAGGTGACTGTGTGGCAGCAGCGCAGATTTATAATATGCTCAGTGAATATCCGGGAAATGTGACAGTGAAGATTGACGGGCTGGCGGCATCGGCGGCTTCTGTGATTGCGATGGCTGGGGATACGGTGATGATGAGCCCGGTGAGCATGATGATGATTCATAATCCTGCAACTGTTGCGTGGGGAGACCACACGGAGATGGAGAAGGCGATTGAGCTTCTTGATGCGGTGAAGGAGTCTATCATCAATGCCTATGTGATGAAGAGCGGGCTTTCGAGGGCACGGCTTTCCCATCTGATGGATGCGGAGACATGGATGGACGCAAACAAGGCGGTGGAGCTTGGGTTTGCGGACGGGATTTTGTATGCAGAGGATGGAACTGAGGACGCAGGTGAAGGCGGTGATGTTTCGGCTGATGATACGGTGGGGAAGCATCGCAGAGATTACAGGAATGGAAGGGATTATGGGAAACCGGATGTGGGTACGGATTCTGTGATGTTTTCCAGGCGGGCGGTGAATAATGCGCTGGTGAACAAGCTGGAGGCGAAGTTTGGGAAGCCGATGACACCGCTGGAAAAGCAGGCTGGGATTTCAGCTGGTGCAGAAAATGCACAAACTCAGCCGGGAGAGAATAAGGTAACTGGCCGGAGTGATTCTGGCTTGGAGACAGGGCGTTCCGCAGATGAGCTGCGTGAGCGCTTAAATTTTATCAAAAAATTTATTTGAGGAGGATTTTGACTATGACTATCAGGGATTTGATTGAAAAGAGGGCAAAGGCGTGGGAGGCGGCGAAGGCATTTGTGGATTCCCATGAGAATGAGAACGGGGTGCTTTCCGTGGAGGATAACGCGACCTATGAGAGAATGGAGAAAGAGATTGAGAGCCTGACTGTGGCAATTGACAGAAAGCAGAGGGCAGAGCAGAGAGAGGTACAGCTGAGCAGACCGGTAAATTCTCCGCTGACAGCAAGACCGGGTGCAACGCAGACCGGGGATGAAAAGACCGGACGTGCGACGGACGAGTACAGGAAGGCAATGCTTGACGCACTCCGCAGTAATTTCCGCCAGGTGAGCAATGTGCTTCAGGAAGGAGTGGATGCCGATGGAGGTTATCTGGTGCCTGAAGAATATGACAGAAGGCTCATTGATGTGCTGGAGGAAGAGAATATTATGCGTGCCCTGGGTACGAAGATTGTGACTTCCGGCGAGCATAAGATTAATGTTGCGGCAACCAAGCCGGCGGCTGCGTGGATTGAGGAAGGCGGGGCACTGCAGTTTGGCGATGCGGCATTTGAACAGAAAATCCTGGATGCATTTAAGCTTCATGTGGCAATCAAGGTGACGGAAGAGCTCCTTTATGATAATGCTTTCGGTCTGGAGGACTATATTATCACGCAGTTCGGCAGGGCTCTTGCAAACGCGGAAGAGGATGCGTTTCTTAATGGCGACGGAAGCGGCAAGCCGACAGGTATTTTTGATGCGAAGAATGGCGGACAGGTTTTGGGAACATTGACGGCGGCACTTAAGAGTGATGACCTTCTTGACCTGGTGTATGGTTTGAAAAGACCATACAGAAAGAGAGCGTCTTTTGTCCTGAATGATGCGACTCTGGCACAGATTAGAAAGCTGAAGGACAACAACGGTGCGTATGTCTGGCAGCCTTCATACCAGGCGGGCGAGCCTGACAGGGTGCTTGGCTATGAGGTTCATACTTCTGCTTATGCGCCGGAGGATGGCATTGCGTTTGGAGATTACAGCTATTATAACATCGGAGACCGTGGAAGCAGGTCGTTTAAGCAGTTGAATGAGCTGTTTGCAGGCAATGGAATGATTGGTTATGTGGCGAAGGAAAGAGTGGACGGCAAGCTCATTCTTCCGGAGGCGGTGAAGATTGTGAAGCTGAAGACGGAAACAAAATAAGATGTGATGGAAGGGGAGTCGTGGTAGTCCAGGCGGCTTCCCTAAAATGTTTTTGCGGGGTGATGCGTTTGGTAGTGACGCTGGATGAAATGAAAAATTACCTGAGGGTGGATTTTAAGGATGATGATGAGCTGCTGACGGGCATTATCAGGCAGAGTGAGCAGATTTGCATGGATACGGCAAGGGTGTCTGATGTGGGAGAATTTGAAAACCAGCCGGTGGCTAAGATTGCGGTGATGTATGCGGCGGCTTATCTGTATGAACACAGGGAGGAAGCAGACCATCATGCGCTGGCGCTGGGGCTTCGTTCTCTGCTTTTTGGAGTGAGGGAGCCGGGATTCTGATGAGGCTGATGGTTGGAAAGGTGCTTTTGGCGGTGAATGCGGGCTGCGGATGCGGCTTTTGAAAATGAGGTGTGTGTTGTGGATGTGGCATTGATGAATGAAAAGGTGACTTTCCAGAAGAATGCCGTGGTGACGGATGAGATTGGAAACCATGTGAATGCGTGGGAGGATTTCTATTCCTGTTTTGCCACGATTGGCGGTGAGGGGCTGGCAAGCTCAAAGGAAAGGGAGACTGCAGGGCAGACGGTGGAGGATGTGGGAATGACGGTGACTGTGAGGTACTGCCGTATGGCGGCGGAAATCACGGGCGTGGGATTTCGTGTGATATTACGCGGTGAGATTTACGATATCACGAATGTGGACCACATGAATTTCAAGAAAAAATGCCTGAAATTTACATGCAGGAAAGTGAGGCGGTAGGTGTGGCAACGGACAGGATTAAGATTGACCGGCTGGCAACGGCGGTTATGGAGGGGCTGCAGGAATACGCCGACCTTGCAACAAAGGACTTGAAGGCGGCTGTGAAGAAGGCCGGCAGTTATGCAAAAAAGGATGTGCAGGAAGGAGCACCTGAGAATACGGGGGCTTATAAGAAAAGCTGGACAGTGAAGACCACGAAGGAAACTTCAAATTCGCTGGAGGTGACGGTGTATTCCAGAAACCGGTATCAGCTGGCGCATCTGCTGGAATATGGACATGCCAGGCGGAATGGTGGCAGGACAAGGGCATTTGTGCATATTGCACCCGCAGAGAAGGCTGCGGCTGAAATGCTGGAGCGTGAAGTGGAGGCAAAATTGAAATGACGATGGAAGAACTTGTGGCGATGCTGCAGGAGACGGGGCTGCCTTTTGCGTATGACCATTTTGCGGAAGGGGAGAGCCCGGAGCCGCCGTTTATCTG